TCAACGTTATAAGCTACATTTTTAGATGTTTGAATGTCATCCGGAGATGTTCCAAAAGTTATATACTGTAATGGACGATCAGAACTAAACGTTATAGTACTACTATCAAGTTTAATGATACTTCTTTTACCATCAGCAGAAATACCAAGATTAGTATCAGTAGCTGTAGCGTTCATTCTAAAGTTACCATTCATAGAACTAATAGTAAGATCTCCATCAATTTTCATAAGATACAGTTGATATGGATCATCAGTAACAAACTGAGTAAAACTATCATTAAAGCCTGCTTGATAACTGGGATTAAGCGGGATGTCATTTCTATCATAATGATCAGTAAACACAGGTTTACCAGTAGCATCATCGTATTGAGCACCTACAAAAGATCCATCAATTTGCGCACCTGTACTATAAACAGGAACCATCTGATTTCCCATTGTTCTTTGAACCTTAACAGGTGCTTGAAACACCATTTGGTAATTTGGTGCACCAACTTGTCTGTACTCACTTACCTGTGCAGCATTATAATTTGAACCTAATTTATTTATTGGTTTAAGTCCAAAACCAACTTGAGATATTGCCATAATTTTATCCTCCTATGGTTTATTATTGACCAGGTGAACCAAACATACCTCTAGGGTCAGAAAAACCAAAAGAATATCTCTCTCTTGCTTTATATCTAACATTACCGGTATCGAAGTCACCTTCCATTGCTGTTTTAATTGGCGCTCTAACAAAATATTTCATTCCATTAGGCACATCCGTTTTGATGAAAAACGCATCTGTATCAGTTAAGAAATTATTCACAGTGTAACCTTGTGGAATCATTCCCATGTTGTTGATAGCATTGATGTCGTTATCAGCAGTTCCAACTCTTTGAGTAGATTTCATTAATCTCTCCGCTGTGAATTGTAGCTCAGAAGGAATAATCATTTTTACTCCTCTAGCTGCAATTTTTAAACCTCTTTCATCAGTCAATGCATTAATATCAATTAATGATTGTTCTAATGAAGTTTCGTTTAAGTCAGCTGCAGTTGCTAAAGTATTGCTGAAAGTTCCAGCAATTGTTGGGTGGTCAGTAGCCAATAAAGGCTTGCCGTCACCGCCGACTGCTGAGTTACTAAATGCATTGTTTAATACATTAGCTGCTTTCACCTGTTTAGTATTTGCCATAGATCTTGCTAAAGCTTTTGTATATCTAGACGCAAGTCTGTCATACAAGTTATCCTCAATCGCTTCTTCAGTGATTGCGAACGCTAGAGCAATAGTCTCGTGCGTGTATCTTGCTGTAAATGTTTCGTTTGCAGAATCGTAAGTAATTGCAGAACCTTCACCTTTTGTTGAAGCGTTTGCAAATCCTGATAACATTACTTCCTCTTCGAAAGCTCTGTCTGAAGATTCTTGTTCGAAAATTTCAGCGTGTTGGTTTTCGTATCTTTGATACTCTAAACCAAATAAGGCATTTAAGCCTGGTTCCAGTTGTTTTGTTAACTGGGCTCTTGATATAGCCATGTTTTTCTCCTTTTAAAGTTTATATTACGTACTCGGTATCGCTAAAAAATTAATTTTTAGAGCCACCAAAAGTTACGCGACTTTGCCTATCAGCGTTGATGGGCATACTACTGTGCTGGTCCTTAAGAGGGTCGTTTGCTATTGCTTCGTCTCTATCTTTGGTCAACTTTTGATAGTATTCCTCTCGAGACTTTGCGAGCTCTTCCGGTATCCTTGCCAACACAAGGCCGCCTCCGCCTATAACACCTGCGTATTTTCCTTCAGCGTAAGAATCAAAATGTTTTCCTGGATATTCATCAGCTCTCACTAACTCCCATCCTCCTCTAAGTTTTCCAGACATATTTTTTGTGTCTTCGAAACCTAGTATTTCGGCTCTTAGCCATCTTTGCCTATAACCCATAGGCGCGTCAGGTGCATCTAGTGCAGACGGTGGAGTAAAAGTTTTGGGTCTGTTTTCAGACTCTCTAGTTTCACTCGCACGAGGGGTCTTTAATTTATCTTTTTCCATATGCTTAAACCTCCTTCATGATTTTCTTTTGTTTTGCATAATCTTCTAATGACACTCCTAATTTATTGGCGATAGCAACTTCAGAAGGGGTGAGCCTGATAGTCTGGCGACCAGATTTTGTGCTTCGCGTCGCCGACGCTACTGTCTGCACAGGCTTAGTCGTAATACCTTGTTTTGTATTATTAGTATCAAATTTATGAGGAAATTCAACCCTTAATCTTTTGTCAATTTCAGTATAATATTCATCTGATTTAGGATCATAACCTTCCTCATCAACAAGTGTTTTATGTAGGTCAAAAGCCGTATAAGTCATTGCTTTATCTGTACCAAACCATCTATTTTTTGACGCCCAAAGTTCTGCTTTAGGATCAGGTATAGGTTCTTCTTGTTGCGTTTCAATAGGTTGAATAGGTCGAGTAAACTCCTGTTTTGGCTCATCAATTTTTCTTTCAGCTTTGGAAGAAAATTCACTTAATCTAGCTTCTTCATAACCTAATCTAGATATTTCTTTTTGAATTTCTACTTCAGCGTTGATATCTGATGCTTCTCTTGCTTGAGCTAATTTTGCTTTTGAAGCTTCAAGTAGAGATTGGATTTTACTTGTTCTATCTTTAATTGATTCTGTTTCTAAAGAAGTATATTTTTTAGACTGAAGTTTAGCATAATTAATTGCTTCATCTCTTTGTCTTTCAGCTTCATCTCTTTGTCGCTGAGCATCTCTCCATTTTCCAGTGAGTTTAGCTATTCTTCTTTGAACATCTTTACTATAATTTTCTAATTCTTCTTTCTTTTGTTGTTCCTCGCTACTAGCCTCTTTAGGCTCGGAGCTAGTTTCTTCTAGTTTAGTCTCACGCTCGTTTTCATAAGTTTTGTCCGTAGCGTCAGATGTGTTTTCTATTACCTCTGGTTGTTTATCTTCTTTTATTTCAACATCGTGTTCTGGACCTGATGTATCAATATCAACCATAGGAACGTTTTTGTTTTCTTCTGTTTCTTGCATAGTCATCCTCCTATGTTATATGTAATGCAACACAGATTCTGGGTCTTTAATTGTTCCCAAAACCTCATCGTCGTTTAGAAGACGGACTTCTCCACCTTCTATTGGTAAACGTGATCCTGCATATCTTGCAAAAATCACCCAATCTTTTTCTTTACACCAAGGTCCTTCAGGAAATTTATCTTTATCCTTATAAGCCAATGGTCCCATTTTAATTACGTAACCACAGTTTGTAGCAATACGTGATTTATCTAAAGATTCTTGTGAAAATATAATACCACCTTTAGTTTTTTCTTTTGGTGTAAAAGGTAAAACTAAAAGTCTCCAACCTGAAGGCTGAGGTAATTCATTTTGAATATCTTCAATATTTTCTTCATCTAGTCTTTTTGTTTCTTTTAAACTTTTAACTTCTTCTTTATATTTTTCTTCTAAAGCAAGTTTAATTTTCGGTTCTGTCGAGTTTGACGACGTTTCCGTTTTCTCCTTGATCATTTTTTGTATCCTCCTTCGGATTTAGCAGGTTCATCATTTCCTGATTTATTAATTGTAGCGCATGCGCTTGTCCTAAAAGATATTTGTAATTTTCCATATCTTTTACTCCACCAGCCATCATAGTGTCACCTATTGATTGTTGTGAATTATGTATAGTTTTTCTTAGTTCTTGTATAAATTTTTCAAAAGTCATTATATTTTAAACACCTGTAGTTCTTTTAGTTTTTCTTGTGATTCTGCGATTTTAGAAATTAATTTATCTACTTCATCAATGTGTTGTGGGTGCTCACCAATACCTACAGAATTTTCTAAGTATATTTTAATTGTTGCATCAGCTTCAGCTATCTGTGCATTATATCTTGCTTCTAGTGCTTCTAGAATTGCTCTTTTCATTTCTTTCTCCTTCTTTTTTTTAAAAGTTTTACTCTCGAACTCCAACACCATTCAGTGAACTTAATAGCATAAGTTTCAATAAATGCAATCGCATTGTCTAAAAAACCACAAAATCTGTATATTAATTTATCTAACATTTCCATCTTCTACGTGCCTGACGGATACGAGAATTTGGATCATTTCTTGTTTTAGCTGATGAACGTTTTAATTGTCCGAGTGATCTAGCGCAGTATGATTTTCTGCGTTTAGCAGCTTTTGATCCTGGCTTCACTTTTCCAGTCACGGCTGTTTTTAATTTACTTCCAGGATTTGCTGCCCTGTAAGCTCTTACACCTTTAGCTGTCATTCCAGCTCCAGATTTTGTTGATCTATAGTTAGCGTTTTTGCCTTTAGTTGTTTTTCTAATAGTCATTAAATTTTTTGCATATCAGGATTATTCGATAAAATATTTTTCTCTGCTCTAGGTCTTGCAACAGAATCCTTACTTCTTTTTCTAAGTTGTGCAATAGCAGATTCTTTTAA